GGTATGTGCATTACAACTGGAACCAGTTTCTGCATCATTGTGTCAAGGTGAACCATGTCATTGTCCCTTGGTGATACTGGAACATCCTGACCAGCTATAATTGACTGAAGCTCAATTACTTGCTGTCTTGTTGCCTCGATTGCAATCGCCTCAACTTGATCTTTAGGAAGAATTACAGAGTTAGCGACAGTCTCTCCCATCTTCCTGCTCCAATCCAGTTTAAGTAACTCATCCTGATTTACATTCGGGTTTCCAGTATAACGCTGGATGAGAGAATCAAGCACCATTGTGTCCTGTGGCGTTGTATCTTGGAGGAGCTCGGCGGCTGGTGAGTATGCCATTAAAAGGATGTCGCTAGGAGGCAGGTTGCGCTCTAGCATGTTGAATACGCAGTTGATAGCATCTTCATCCAAGTGTTCCGGAACTTCAAAAGGAATCATGAACGGAGGCAAATCCATCATGCTACGATCGAAAGCATCGACCACTTCTCGTCTTGCCCATACTGCGTTAGGTTCTGTTTTCCTAGCTTCGTCTAGCTTGGATTTTAATTCTCCTGCATACTTAATGTGTTCGGGATGGCAGATTCCTCTCTGCATACGCTCGACCGCCCTGCTATACTGGCGACTCCAACGAGAGAGAATACCTTCACGAAGTTGGTTCTCAATAGCTGCAACTCGGTTGACTTCTGATGCTGTCTTTTTGCCACCGGATTCTATAGGTGCGCCCGGAAGAAAAGTTCCGACTTGAATCTCTGCAAGATTACTAATGAACTGATCCAGCTTTAGGAAATCATCCGTATCGGCTGGCATATTCTGTGGGATCACTTCATATCCTTCAGATACATAGGCAATTGGATGATGAACAGTTAGAGGAGGGACACCAATTTTTGCGTTGGGACTTTTCTTGAGAAGAAGTAATCCTTTGAGATAAGTGTTATCTACGATTAAATTACGAGCCTTGTCTATGGCAACATGCGTGTTGTAAAGATCACGACCAGCACCTCGGCTAGACATCAAACTACCACTACCTACTTCTACGGAAAACAGCGCAAGGCACTCGCTCATGTTGTTGTAGCGATCCACCTGCGTGCAAATTTCCTCACCGGATTTATCATCGAAAAGGAATCGGCTAATTTTTCCGTGAGGTTCTTTGATTAACAACTCTCCTAGCTCAACATACTTTGCATCGTTCTCGTATGATGCTCCGTAGCTTCCTTCCCTAATCCAATCTTCGTACCTTCGTGCGTCCTCGTCAGCGTCAAGTGTTCTGCCAGCAGGGATTGCCGCATTGATGGATTTTACCAAGTTGTTGATATTCCATCCTGCCATGGCAGACAACTCCGGTGATTCTAGGATAGGTAGAAGTTCTGAAATCTGATACCTACGCTTGCGTCCCCAGATTGGAGTTGCATTTGTATCCTGCGGAGTTTCGATTGAGAAGAATGTGTAATCCTGCCTCAAGAATTCTGGCTTCCAATCACGCAGGTCATCCCATGCCCATCCGCAGAATCCAAATGTTGTATTCTCGTGAGTTGTCTGTGCAACAAGATCATCGTGACCTTTCCATCCACGGATGCATTTAGTTATTTCTTCACGGAAAATCTTTGTTTTGTTCTCTGCATCTATTGATTCGATTGGATATTTTGCAAATGTCAGGGTTGCCGCTTGCTCAATTACCTGCCTGAATGGAGGTTGAATGCGACTTACTATTGTCGAGAGGAATCCAGTAGGACGATTGCTTCTCCAGTTCTGACCCATGCTCTCCAACTTTTTTGCCTGATATGGAGGTTCGTTGTTTAGCTTTTTTTGGATCAATTGGTTCTTCCTATTCCTCTCGACATTTTCCTGCTTCAGTCTGCGATATGCGGCATGTGCCTGTGTTGCATCCTTGAATGTTCTCCTTACCTGAAGAGTATCTTTATTTACAGTATCCAGCGTGGCATTTGTTGGATTAACAACATCTAGTCCAAGAATGCGAGGTTTGCTATGCGGATCTGCTATGCGTGGTGCTTTATCAGCAAAACGCTCAATCATTTTTGGAGGCAGAGGTTTAAGATTAGCCATAATTAAAGATTCAACCAGCAGTTATGAGGTAAATTGGCAGATTTTGCGAGCATTTCTTTTTCAAGGAATACTGCTGTCCTATTATCATGTCTCATCATGGCACATCCACCCAAAACTGGACTCTGCTTGTTATCTCTAGCCTGACGCACAGAAGCACACAATCTCTCGGTTGAAATCACACAAGATGAACATCCGCTACGCCAGTTTGCGTTGTGTTTGCAATCCAAGCAAACCTTTGTCCTATTCAGTGCAACATCATCAGTCACATAATTAATTATCTTCTTTGATTCCAATAAATTCTTTGCCCATGTTGTGATGTCGTTGAGCAGGTCAGTTGCTGGAGTAGAAGGATTGACTGATGTAATCGTTACCATGTCAACTCCATGGCAATAGTTAGGCCAATTAGAGCAAATATAGTCGTTCAGATCAGTCTCTACATCTCCGCTAGGCAGATTATTCTCTGCTCGGTAGTTTTCGACTGCTCTTTTTAAGCTATTGTAGTCGTATCCTGTAAGACGAACATCACTCTGAAAGTAATGCCATCCGTTAGGTGGAATCATTCCGATTATTGGTCGTGCCATATGTTTATTTTGGTGTTATCAATCCAATTATAAAATCAAATGCAATTTTTTGTTCTTCCAGAGTGTTGTTCTGGAATTTGAAAACATTATTTTTTAATATAGGATCGGTGATGATGTTTTTTATTTTGCTTTGCCTTCCTGCTAACCATGTTTTGTTTTGATTGCTACCTCTTTGGTTGTACCTATCTGTTCTTACTTGGTTTTTTGTAGACAAGTAAATTATTTTTGTGAAGTATTTTTTGGCGCAGTCTTTCAAGAATGATTCCGTAAATAAGCGATCACCTTCAAAAAGTATGATTGAGTTTGTTGAGATTGTAGAAAGAAAATTTATTGCTACTGGTTGAACCGCCATAGACATTTTATCTGTTCCTGCAAACAATACTCCTTCTTCGTATTTTCCAAGTATGTATACATTGTCTTTTTTTAAGTAGGGAACCATTTTGACAGCATTGTATTGTGGTTCTGGCTTAATATAACTAATAATTTTTTTCATCAGAGTGGTTTTACCACTTGCTGGTTCTCCTCCTATTGCTATCACTTTCATAGTGTTTTGCTTTTGTTGTAATCGTTGTAAAAACAAGGCCAATCTTTATGCATCATGATTACTTGTCCTGTTTTTAGATAGTGATTTTGTTTTTCCGGAGCAACTCCAACATCTTTTTTGTTGTTTTCCAATCGCAAATGAATTGGCAGTGAATCTCGTCGCATTTTCCAGAAATCATCTAAAGGTTCATTCCATTCTTTTTCTGCATATTTAATGCGATCGTGGAACATATCCATGTATACATTGGGGTATCTCCGATTTGGTCTATGCCATGACTTATAACAGCAAAGCGTGCTTTCTAATGTGAATAGGCTTAAATCTTGATGTGGTATTCTTGTTTTGGCTTCATCAAATAAAGACTCCGCTTCATTTTTTAACCACTTTATAGTCTTTGGTTGGTATTTTAGATCTTGTTTCCACCAATCTAAATCATCTCTTCCCAATACTTTACACAAACCATTTCTGTGTGATCTACTTCCATCTATATCATCAAGAAATAAACTATTACAATCAATGTTCATTCCATTGATTCTCAAAAACTCAAGATATGAAAATGTTGACAACCTTCCGAATGTGATAAAATTACTTCTTGCGAACTTCCATGTCCTTTCAAAGTTCGTGTGCGGATTGTTTGTTTTGCAAAGTTCGTTAAATAGATTTTCCTGACTCCCCCATTTGCTTACGATTTTTTGGTATGTCGCAACGCAGTTTGGAAATCCATTATTTCCTATTTTGAAATACTTCCTGTCTGCATCCCAACCAGATCCTGCTTTGAATTTCATGTGATTTTGATTCCACCATTTTTCCAACTTGAACATATTTAAGTTTTTTAGACTTGGAAAATGTTTGTATATGATTGTTGATGTTACAATGTTTTGTGAACATCCATTGATAAATGCCAACCATAATTTATCTTCAACTGACATTGTGTAATGTGTTGATAACCAAGGAAATGCGATATAAACTGCTCCAGGATGTGATTTGTATTTTGAATGAAATTCGTAAAATCTTAGGAATACTTCTCTTCTGAAAATTGGTTTTCTAAAATCGCATCCATATACAAGATTTTTATCTTCAAAACCAAAATTGTTTTTTTCACACCACCGACCAATTTCTTGTATTTCGATCACAATTTATTTTTTTGATTTTACCTCTGTTGCACGCCTTCTTTCTAAAGATGTCCGCCTCTCTCTTAATATCTCTAGCTCCGTACCCGGAGTTTTGCAATTCCACATTTGTTGTAGCGAGTAATAAACAATCGTATATCTCTTTGCGTCTGGATGTGTTTTCTTGATCGGCGTAACTCCGTGAATCAATCCCTGTCCGTCAAAAAGTGTAAGTGACTTGTTTCCTATCTTGAATCCTAGATCAATTTCCGGAACCGACAAGAATCCTCCTTCGATGCCTTTCTTGAATCCGAACATTGCTGAATAAACTCCTTTGTAGTTACCTGCGTCAAAATGGTACAGCAACGGATTATTGTCATTGATAATCCCACTCGTGAACATCGTTTTACCTAGTTTATAGTTGCCGAGAACCTTTTCGTCCGTTAGTTGTTGGTGAAGTGTTGCCAGTTCGGGATTGTATTTGTGGTAATACTTCCCTGCGATTGCGGCGGCACGCACGATTGCATCATGATGCTCCGGTGCATCGCCAGCAAGCGAGGATGCTCTGCAAGGCGCATTTCTTATGACATTGCGTGGAGCGTACCCAAATATTCTGCTCGTAGTCACCAGACCGCTTGTGCGTGTAGACTTATCATACCGGATGCTCTCTAATGCTGTGTAGAACGAGGACATATCCTCTTCGACTGCCGCCACATAAACGATCGCCAACTTTCCGTCAATGTAAACGCAAGTATCCTCATCAATTAGCGTGGAGAAATCCTTCTCCTCTGCTCTCCGATGACGGAACTCCTTAATGTTTATTTCACGCTTCTTGGCGTTGATTGATTTCATATCCGTTGCTTTCCAGTAGATGATTTAATACTTCTGTGTTGTTTGAAAGCGCAAATTTTTCTGCGTAGTTCGACATCTTCTCAATAATCTCTGCGTATTCTTCTAGCGGATAATTGACGATGATTTGCCGAATATTGCTATCTTCTGTCGGAATGTCTGTCTCTTCCGGTTCGTCTGGTTGCTTGGAATAAATTTCAAATTCTGCTTCGCTAAAGCCAAGAAGTTTGAAATCGTATTTTGCTTCACTCAAATCTTGAAGTTCCAATTTCAACATCTCTTCGTCCCACCCTGCGTTAAGAGCAATCTTGTTGTCGGCTATCACATACGCTTTGCGTTGTGTCTCCGTCAAGTTTTCCAAAACGATCGTCGGGATCTCTTCAAGTCCAAGCATCTGCGCCGCAAGAACTCTGCCATGTCCTGCTATAATCGTATTGAAATCATCAATAAGAACTGGATTTGTAAATCCGAACTCTTTGATGCTTCCTGCTATTTGCGCTACCTGACTCTCACTATGTGTGCGTGAATTCCTTGCGTAAGGAACTAGATGTGCTGTTTTAGATTTCTGTATTTTCATGTTCTTCATTGTTCATCAAGTGACTCAACACTTCTGAATTGTTAGCGAGTTGATTTGCTTCTGCGTATTGTTCCATTGCTTCTATCACCTTGTTATATTCTGTCTGCGAGTAAACAAAGATGATCTGTCTTGAATCTGCCTCTTTTACGGATTCTGCGTTGTCCTTTGGAGTGCGTGATGTCTCTTCTGATGTAAGCGTTTCCGATTCGCTTCCGTCACTCGTCATGTATGCAATCTCTTCCTCGCTAAAACCCAATACCTCTGTATTGACGCCTTGATGCATAAGATCCTGCAACTCTAATTTTAGCATCTCGTCATCCCACCCTGCGTTCAATGCTAGTCGGTTATCTGCGATGATATACGCTTTTTTCTGCGTATCTGTCAGATGTGACAACCGGATGCAAGGGATTTCTTTTAGGTCTAGTTTGCGTGAAGCAAGAACTCGTCCATGACCTGCAATGATGTCGTTGTCGTTTCCTATTAACACAGGGTTAGTAAAACCAAACTCTCGGATGCTTGCGGCTATCTGTGCAACTTGAGCTTCGCTATGTGTCCTGCTGTTGCGTGCGTATGGTATGAGTTTTTCTATTGAGATGTTCTCAATGTTGTGGATATTTTGTTTTTTCATTTTTGTTCTTTAATCCATTTCAATGCTTTTTCTTTACATAAAATCCTTGCTCTTTCCAAATTTGGATCTACTGCGAGTGCAATTATTTCATCTTTGTAATATGCCCACCATCCACTGATTGTGTTAAATGGTCGACATTGATAAACGATTTCTTTTTCGTCTATTGATGTAGAGGTATTCATGAATGTTTGATTTGTAGATGGAGAAATAAAGTTGGCAAGTATTATTTATGTTCAACTACTAAAACATTTACAATATACCCTTGCGGTGATAATTGTGATTTATAACTCATGAATCATACCCAATCAGGTATAATGCGGTGAATAATCAGGTGTCTGCGATCATCAACATTTTACAGATGTCTACGATCTGCTACACAATTTTGATATATGTAGCATGATCACTACACTCGCTCTATGTAGAGTGCATCACTACACAAAAGTGGTAGATGACATTTACCATTGCTGAATGGTATAAAAAATCGGAGGAGGTTCAGGTCGCTACTCACTGGGATAACCCCTGTAAACCCCTCAATGCCTCCCCGATTATTAGCGTCCAACCGATTCTTTTCAGATCAATTAGAGCAGTGGTTCACCGAAGATCCCCACGAGATTACAAATCCTATTCATTTATCAATATCTGTCAAGCCTTTGTAAAGTCCCTAAACTTCCTAAACTCCCTATAATTGGCTACCCCTCATGGACTCGAACCATGAATCTCTCCTCCAAAGGGAGATGTGTTACCATTACACCAAAGGGTAATATGAAATTTTTTTACCCATTATAGCATATTTTACAGAGTAAATACGATTCTATAATGAGGTCAGAGTCTAATTTTATTCATGCGTTTGTAGATTAAAACCGCATTTTCTTGACACTTTTTGCACTGATGTGGCTTGCATTCAGTTCCACATGATGGACATTTATGTTTCTCGTTCATTACTATTCAGAGAAGTCAACAAACTCCATGTTGTCAACAATGCTCTTCAACCTGTCCTCTGCATGAGGTTGTGCTTTAGGTTCTGTCATCGTTGCATTTGCTCCACCCCTTTGACGCATCAGGAACACAAGCAATGAAAGAGAATCCAAGGCATCTGGTGATTTGCTCCTTGTCCTCTTGCAGTAATCCTGCTTGCTCTCAACTCGCACCATGCCTTTTCCCTTCTGCTTGTATCTTCTTGCAGTAGCTTGCCTGATAAGATCCTCATTTCTAAATGATGGTGAAATTTTCAAATACTCAAACTCAAGATACTTGCTCAATCCAAACAGAAGTTCTGTAACAACTCCGTTATATAGTTCACTTGCCAGTTGTGAATCATCTCCAAGGATGTGCGTGTCTGTTGCCGCCCATGAGTAATTGACTCCCAACACCTCTGTGCCAAACAAAGTGCAGAGTGAATCATGAATGCCTGATCCATTACCTGTTCTATCAACACATAACCAATTTGGTGAAATTCTCATCTGCCTAGCAAACTTGATGATTGCCTGTGTCTGCTCAAGCGTTGCCTTCTTGGGAAATGGAATTTGTGAATCTAATTGTAGCACAATTCTTGGTGACTTGAATTCTATGAACTGACCTGATTGTGGTGTCCACCCATCAGACAATCCAAATCTTCCATATGAACACATCACCTGATCATTACCCTCCAATGCCAAGTCAAATGCCGCCAGTGCCACAACAGGACCGATGAACCTCACATTACCCAATGCATTGTCCATCATTGTAGGAGTGATGATTCCCATTGCCTGTCCCTCCTCTGGAAACCAACCTCGTGCCATCGTCATAGCTTCTGCTGTCCTACCTCTACTCATGTATCCCATGAATCCTTGGTAGGTCTGCAACCCTGCATAGACCACTTTCTTCTCTACCACATTCTCACATTGTGCCGCATCTAGTCTCAACACATGGAATCCTTCCCTGCTCTCCCATTCAAAATCTTCCTCGCAGTCAATTGATCCCCATCCATCTATTGGTTCACACCTCTGACCAAAGTCACTCGTCCTATCTTTAGGGTTTGATGCTCCGAATATTTTAATGTGTCCCTTGTGTCCATCGCTATCCGTTGTGGAAATAATGTTGTTGATACCTTCCCATACGCCGGCAGGAACTTCTTCTGCCTCATCCAAGATCACATGTGTGCGAGACAACCTTCCCCACTTTTTGTTAGCCGCACCAAATCTTGGAGTAGGGTGGAATCCACGAAGTGTTCCATGTCCTGACTCACCCTTGGGAATTGCAACCAAGTGAATTCCTTGCTTGTTGTCGCTATTAGCTTGGATGCTCGTCACCAACTCGTCTGTTCTATCCCATTGAGGTTTGACTAGAGCAGTCCTGTGGAAATTCTTGATGCTGGCAAAAATGTTTCTCTCTGCGTGTTCCCTCGTCAAAGAAATCACCTTGATATTTGTGTAGAATGGATCTCTGTACCAATCTAGGTAGAACCATGCCGCCGCACCAAATGACTTACCCATAGCACCTGCTCCCTGAACAAGAACCTTGTCGTAATTAAAAAGACATCTCCATGTGTCCCTGCTCGACTTCGGACGCCAATCGTAAACATCACTTCCCCATAGAATTGTTGCCGCCGCTTCAAAGTGATCCTTCTCAAGCAAGTGTTGAACGAATTGCTGAACGATTGATTTTGCCGCATTCTCCGTGAGTGTGATTCCGTCCGGTGGATTCTCTACTCCATCTGCTAGGATGTGTTCTGCGGCGTACAGGATGCCCATGTTCTCGTCGGAGTCTGCTTTAGCTCTCACCTCCTCTGCAAACTTGATGGCATTCTCTACCATCTTCGTAGGAGCTTTAATTTTATTCATGCGTGCAGATCATTATCATTTGTGATAAGCATGGCAAGCGAGATGTATAATCAATACGACCAACTACAAAGACACACGTACATGGAAGCAACAAAGCTAGCCGCAATAGGTGAGGAGTTCAGTCATCTTGTTGCCTTGCTTGATCCCAACAATTCACTTCGTCTGAAAATCTTTGTTCAGGGATTGCCTGAATCTATCCGTGAGAAAACCATCTATGGTAGATCAGTCAGCAAGCAAACAACAAAAAAATCCAAATGATTTATGGAAGTGTATTCTGGTAGATTGCTCCAAAGTTCACGCAGGGTTTCTCTGCTTGGTAACATGCCTGAACTGATTGCTGAAGCGTAGCTAGGTATGCGTTCACTGCTGGTATGATAGTAGGAAGTAAGGCATTGACCTTTGCCTGATATGCTATGAAGCAATCTGTGGTCGTGCAGTTTGAAGCACCAAGTTCATATTGTGCAACTGCTGTGTAAAGATCCGTGAGTGTGTTTCCTACGATGCGAGTGTATGTGCCATCAGGATTAGGATACTCGTAGTTCCATCCTGTAGGTGGAATTGCAACTGCCATAGATCAGGTCGTGTATGTTCCTGTTGATGTAAAGAACAAGATTGTGTTCTGACCAAATTGTTTTGGATAACCCGATGCCTGTGTTCCTGTGTATTTTCCAGAGTAGTTCGTTGTGGGAATTGACATGATGACGCATCCTTGGATTCCTGCTGTTTCTCCAATGTCATCAACTCCTGCGTTGCCTCCGCTACCATATCCTCCCCATCCTGTTCCATTCACTCCTGCAACATCGTTTCCTGCACCTCCTCCTCCTGCTGAATAGTAAGTAGCTGTGCCTGTGATTGAAGATTGGTATCCTGCACCTCCTGTGCCTCCAGTACCATAACCAGTAATTGGATCTGAATATCCTGCCAATCCAACGCTCAATGCACCTCCACCTCCTCCGCCTCCATCTGGTGTTCCGATTCCTCCTGCAAATCCCTGTGATCCTGTTGCAACTTTTATTGCAACGCCACCTGTTCCCAAAGATCCTCCACCTCCACCTGATGCACCTGTTAATCCATTGACTGGATTAGTGTTTCCACCGCCACCACCTCCTCCGTAGGAAATCATTGATTGTGATCCTATTGATAGAGTCGTGTTGCCTCCAGTGAATCCTGATTGATCAGTTGCAGTATTGTCTTTGCCTCCTGCTCCAGCAGAAACATTGATTGTGATTCCTGTTGGGATCGTGAGTGAAGAAGAAACTATTCCTCCTGCTCCACCTCCACCGATAGGATTTCCTGAAAATGCATTACCGCAACCTCCACCACCTCCAACTAGGAGATACTGAAATGTGTAACTCGTCTTGTTTTGAGGTTGAGGGATGTATACCGGAGCCTGTGGAAACAGATTGGGTATGTTGCCATTTACATCCGTGAACTGACAACACGCTGACATGGCAAATTACTGCTGACCGCTATTGGTATCTTGGCCGATTGAATATTCTGCTCGTAGAACTGGAGCACCTGCAAAACGACCAAATGGGTAAACGAAGTTGCCGAGGATGTCTGCGTACTTTTTGAGACGCCTGACCGTATTCTCGTGATCCAAGAAAACAATAAATGTCTTGGTAACTTTTTTGCATGACCAAGTTACCTGAGGCTCGCTTGATGACTGCGTGTTCGTAGCAACCGTACCCTTGTTTGTTCCATATTGAAGAACAGGGTTAGCGATAGTTGCATAGAGATTACCTGCGACGAAGTTTGCCATAGTGAGTACGCTTTTACAAAATTCCCTGTTGCATGTCAATGCTCAAAATCCTGCTTTCTTCCTGCGTCTGTCTGCCTTGATTCCTCTACGATGAACTTTCATAGTCTTTTTGAATATCATCCAGCAGAAGACAATGAATCCTATCAGGAGTAAAAAGATTGTTGCATGTCCCATCACAACGATGTCCATGCCAGAATTCATCAGAGTTGTGGTTGATTAGGATCTATCGGTGCATCCTCGTATTGCTTGAAATCAACATCAGATTGCAGATTGTGTAAGTTGTCTGTCAGTGATGGAAGTTCATGAATGTGGTGACTTGTATTTTCATCCTCGACCAACTCTGCGTCTATAGGTTCTTGATCAGGTTTCGTGTTCCTTCCCTTGATTTTAAATACCAACTTGAGATTACTCCCAATTAGTTCATGTCTCTCCGGTGCAAACTCTCCTCCTAGCTTGGCATCCATCTGCATCGCCGCAACACGATCAAAGATTGCCATGATTCCTCCGGACTTGTTGCGTACAACCTTCGTAGGTATCAATCCTTCTGCCATCTGTCGTAGTAGTTCACGCTTACGACTTACCTGCATCACAGAGCGAGTGTTCACCTCCTCCTGAATCTCACTGATCCTGCTCTTCACATCCGGTCTATGGTATACCTTGTGACCGAGGACATGCGGCGCACCAGCGTGCGGCATCAACTTCTTGTATGCCTCTGTGTGATTGTCTCCTTCGGCGACTAGCCAAGCGAACTTTTCGTGTAACTTGTTTTGTAGTGGAGGCATTTTGCGTAGGTTTCTCTTTTAACTTTCTATTGGATTAACTGCAAGGGATTTCTGTTGGATGTCCAAGTTACTCTGTATATCTTGAATTTGCTTGACACTTAACTGCGGTAAAGGTTCTTATGTATCTCCAAATTCTTTGTACGAAGTGCCTTTTGTAGCGATCTGACTTCCTTGCGGCGTAGCTTTTTTTCTTGAGCAAGGGATTTGCGTAGTGACCTGATCATGTCTTTGTAGCCTTCAACATCAGAAGCTAATGCTTCACAGATTTGCTCGTCGTGATTGGTTATGTCAGGAAATGGAATGTCATTCATTTTCC